TTCATTAATATAGTCTACTAATGATTGTGCTCTTTCAAGCTCTACTCTATGCTTTTGACCGTAATCAAACGATATAGCAGTTACTTGATCATACTCTTTTAAACATCTGAGTAGTAAAGTTGAGGAGTCCATCCCTCCTGAAAGACTAATAACAACATTTTTTGCCATTTTATTAAATATTAAAATTTTGCCAGGTATTGTAAAGCGTATAGGCAAACGCTAACTTAAAACTAATTCGGTTAATTCATCTTTCGATAATCTACCTACTTTATTTATTGTTGATCCATCTTCTTTTACAAGGACGGTAGTTGGTACTGATTCAATTTTATACTTTGCAGCTAATCCTTCAGTATCTTTATCTATATCAACATTACCGATATCAATTTGATCGGCATATCCAGGCATAACTTTATCCCAAGTTTTCCCGTATACTTTACATGGACCGCACCATGTAGCATAAAACTTAATTACTTTTTTTGTTGCCATAACGATTGTTTGCTTTTTTGTAATGATCTGCTTTAGAAAATTTACGTTCTTTAGTTGTTGTATTACCACCAGTTTTTCTAGTAGCTAACCACTCTTTAAGTTGAGTGTACCTTTGTTTAGGAGATGTTTTTGACATATATTATTTTATATCAATATAGAAAAAAATATTCAATTAATCAACTAAAATAGGCATAAAAATCATCTGAACCGGTAAATGTGTTTTGCTCTATAGTAAGAATACTAGAAGTTGAAAGTACCGTTGGTGATGATACTGAACCTGAAGCAACACTGTACCATCCATCAAAAGAAATAGGATAGGTTGCAACTGCCTCTATAGTAAAGAACGAATGTACGTTGAAGTTAACAGGTTGTTCTAGTGAACTTGTAACTGGACTTTCTACATCAGGTGCATTTATTTGTACTGTACCTTGTCCATCCGAAACGACTGTAAAGAATCTTGTGTTACCAACTCCTTGTACTGTAGCACTTCCGGAAATAGCAAGACATTTTCCACTATCTGCTCTAGCTACAAAAGTAAATACGTTATCTGGTACGTCGAAGAGTATACCAGTGTTTAACTCACTAGCAGTAATACTAGCAGTTAATAAATTAGATGCAGTAATAGAATTTTTGTAGATAGACACTGTTGTAAGGTCTCCTCCTAAACTACCCGATACTTTTAAACGTACTCTTTTGCTCATATACTATAAATAGGTTACTATTAACCGTCGCAAGATAGACAGTCTGTAGATGTTCTACTGCCGATATCACCGTTTATAACTGAATCAGTTCTTAAATAATATAAAGTTTTTATTCCTAATCTCCAAGCTGTTTGATGAACTTCATTAATAAACTTAGGACTATCTGTTGGATCGAAAGCTAAATTTAAAGATTGAGTTTGGTCAATATACTTTTGTCTAGCTGCTGCCTGTTCAACTAATTGTAGTTGGTTGATTTCTGCAAACGTTAAAAATATAGGTTTATCTTCTGCTGGCATTACATCTTCTGGTAAATTAGCAATACTACCTCTATCTTTCATAATTTGATCCCATACTTCCTCAGTATTAGATCCTTTTTCTTCTAAATATGATTCTAATGCACCATTTTTTCTAATAAAAGTACCTTTTGCTGAATTAAAAGTGTATATATTAGCTGGTATTGGTTCTATACCTGCCGATACTCCTCCTGCTATAGTACTATTTGAAACTGTAGGTGCGATAGCCATAACGTGTGTGTTTCTCATACCTGTACCTCTACACCATACTGGCTCTCCATATTCATCGGCAAGTTTCCTTGAAGCTGCTTCTGCTTTGGTTCTTATATCCGAAAATATTTGATGGGTCAACGATGTAGCGGCTATAGATGCAAAAGGTATTCTTTCGTTTTGTAAGAATGTATGCCACCCTAATACTCCTAATCCAATTGCCCTTCCTTTTTTAGCTGATCTATGAGGTCTTACCAATGATTCTCTTCCAGAAGTCTTAGCTAAAAACTCTTCTAATACCCCATCTAAGAAATATACTGATGTTTCTACTAAATCGGTATTTTTCCACTCATGCCATTTAGTTAAGTTAACTGAGGATAGACAGCAAATGAAAGAATGCTCTTCATCTGTATGTAAAGTAATTTCTGAACATATATTAGTCATACTAACATCCAGATTATTCTTTTTATATGCAGGTGGATTAGCATTATTAACATTATCACTATACATTATATAAGGTTCCCCTGTTTCTACTCTAGACTTAAGTATTTTTACCCATAATGACATAGCATCAGCATCTCTGTGTTCAAGTTTTTGCATAAAAACATCATCAATAACAACACATTGGTGAAGATTCAAACACTGTCTATTAGGATCACCTTTAGGTCTACGTATTTCTAAATATTCTTCAATATCAGGGTGATTAATATCTAGGTTTACAGAAGCAGCTCCTCTTCTTACTGCACCTTGATTAGTTGCTATAATGGTTGAGTCGTATATCTTAGCCCATGGAATTATTCCTTCTGACTGTCCTGTTTTACCATCTCCAATCTTCTTTCCCCTACCTCTAACCTTAGATAATCCTATTCCTACACCACCACCTAAAGAGGTTAGCCTCATTAACTCTGCGTTAGTGAGACCTATTCCTCTTATGGAGTCCGGTGTGTCTATACCAAAACAGGAGATGGGTAATCCTTTATCGGTTCCTGTATTCGATAATACAGGGGAGGCTAAGTTCAACCAACCTTTCCACATATAACGAAAGAACTTATTCGCTAAATCAGGTCGATCTAATCTGTCTGCAATTCTGTTTGCAACTCTTCTGTATGCTAATTTTGGAGTTTCGTCCGGTAATAAATAACCTTTAGAAATAGTTGCTAATGAAACTTCGTTCATCCACTCTGGGTATTCTTTTCCAGCTTCCCAGTTACTGGTATCTACTATATGTGACATGTAACTTATATATTAAAATGCGTTTGACCAATCTAAATGACCTTTACTGTAGTTTGTAACTCTACTAGCAAAGAAATCTGTTTGTTGCTTTCCTGCGATAACAGCATCAAACCATTTCATAGTTTTTAATGCACCTTTATCTATTTCCTCAGCAGGTATAATAGGACTTAATCCTAAATCTGCCATTTTTGTATTAACTCTATGACGAATAAAATTCTTTAACTCATCTTTAGTTAAGTTTTCTAGATCACCCATTTCAAATACTTTATCGATAAAATCGAATTCAAGTTTTAAAGCTAAGTGTGCTGCTTCTTCTATTTCTGCTACTAATTCAGGAGTCTTAAATTCAGGATGTTCCTTCATAAGAGTTCTAAATAACCAACAACCTGCTTCAGAATGAAGACTTTCATCTCTTACAGACCATTCTACTATTTGACCAACTCCTTTGAGTAGGTTTCTCATCTTATATGACAATAGTACTGCAAAAGAACTAAATAAATTAACACCTTCAGTAAAAGCAGAAAAAATAGCTAACGATTTAGCTCTTTCATGCCAGTTAGCTGTACCATCATGATTGTCTCTTACATTCATCAAGGACTCTATCTTAGCCATTGTAGCTTCATCTTCCATAAACTCAGCAAAATTGTCTAAACCTAATTGCTCGTTTAATAAAGAGTAAGCTTCTGCATGAATAGTCTCTGAAGATCCTAATGTTGTACCCATCATAATAACTTCCGGTTTCCTAAACCACTTTGTTACAAGTGTTGACCAGTAATCGTTTACTATTGTTTCTGTTTGTGCAAATCCTTTTAAGATTTGTCCTACTACATTTTTTTCATGATCTTTCATATTCGATTTCCAATCAGTAACATCTTGAGCCATTGGTACTTCTGTATGTAACCAATGTGCTTGTTGCTGCTTTAACCAGTAATCGTATGCTTGTGGGTATTCGAAGGGTTTGTACACAACCCTTTCTTCTAGTAAACTCATATATACTTATATATTTTTAATATTTTTAGACAAAAACGCCCGTTTGTCGGAAGACTTTCGGGCATGGTAATAAATAGGCTTTATCATTTTTTTTCAAATAATTTACCCATAGATTCTGAAGATAAATTAAATACTGGTTTACTATCGTCAAGTAAATCTGCTGCATCTGCTTTACCTTCAAATTCAATATGACCATTATTAGTATCCATTTTGATGTTATATGTCATACCATCTTGCCCATACCTATTTTTCATTACGTGTACTCTACCGGTACCTAATACTTTGTCTTCTTTTTGTCTTGATAAAGAAATACATATATCTGCTACCATCATTTTATCATAACTACCTGCTGCTTTATCTCCTTCAATAACATTATCTCTAGCACCCATTCTGTTAACTTGAGAAGGAGTTAATACTGGTATTTTAAGATCTTTAGCTAATCCTTTAGTAGCAATAAAAACATCATCTATTTCATCTTTACGTTCTGCATATTTGCCTCTAGATGGAGCTCTTAAATAATCTACATAATCAATAATTACTAGATCTGGTTTATGGTCCATATCAATACATTTCTGTATATGTGATTTAACTGTATTAACTGTAGCTCCTTTAGGTGGATACTCTTTAACTATTAGTTTACCTTTGAGGTTATCAACTATTTTTTGTACTTCATCTCTTTTACTATTGATTTCGTCGATTCCGTATCCCGTAAAATAACAGTCAAACCTTTTCCCAACGTAATCTTCTCCAAGTTCCAAAGTGTAGTAATTAACTTTAAAACCAAGTTTAACAGCATGAGCAGCAATAGCGACCATACACCAACTCTTACCACCACCTGGGTTACCGAAAACAATCCCCAAGTCTCCAGGTCCGAAACCTCCCTGTACTCCATCATTAAATATAGGCCAAGGAGTGGGTATAGTAGGACGGTAATCTTTTCTATAACGAGCTTCGATATCTTTATTATATTCATGTCCAATATTTTTATCCATACCAGCCTTCATAGCTTTTTCAACTACGTTGCGAATACCATCGAAGTCTCCTTCTTTAAGTAAGTCCGCTGAACTTAGTATGGCTTGTTTCATTTCTTGATTCTTACAAAACCCTAGAAACTCCTCTTGTACATATTGTAAATCGTCTTGAGTAGCTTCGTATGAGTTTCTTAACTCTTCTTTAAGAGCAACTTGTAGTACTTCATTTTCTAATTTTTGAAGTTCTACTTTAAGTACATCCATTGTAACGGTATTGTGGTACTTATCAAAGTAGTCTTTAATTTGATTGATAATCCACTTATGTGTATCTGCATCAAAGTAAGAATCATCTAATACATCCCTGACTGTTAGTAAAAACGTCTTGTCTGTGAGTAATGATCCTAAAACCTTTAATTGAAACCCCTTTCCGTACTGCTGTAAGCTTTTTAATGTCATTTATAACCTTTTATGTTTAATTAATATAGCTATTTTTTGTCTAGTAGCCAACTAGATGATTGAATTTTATCCCCTAATCCATCGATAAGTTGAATACCCAGTTCTTTGCAAATTTTTGCCTCTGGTATTGTCTTATTGTTTTGGTCTCCACCGTTAGCAAAAGCTAGAGCATAATCATAGCTAAACATTGTATGTATAGCTTTAAGTGTATCGATTTGAGTACCTTGTTTATCTAAGGAAATAAAAGCTTTATCAACTACCTTGAGTGATCTTATAATTTGTAAACGCTCATTTTCGTCCATAAATTCTTTACTTCCTTTGAGAGCACGTTGGTGGTCGTTATTGACTATTACCCAAATTTCGCTTCCTTTGACTCTTGCTTTTTCAAAAAGCTCTAAATGTCCTTTGTGAAGAGGATTAAAATATCCACTAATTATTACTGCTTTCATAACTTTCTGAAATTAACTTTTTGTATAGTGTTGTAGACCAGCCGTGGTCTCTTTTAATATAGTGTATAGGGATTTCTAAGTCATCCCCAGTGTAAGGTCTATTAATATAATCATCTCCTAAAAACCGGATATCAAACTCACCCATCTTAAGTAAATCATATAATTGTTCTTCATAGGTGTATCTTATTACATCATCAACATATATTAAAGATTGAAGTATACCTTTTCTTTCATCTGCTGTTAGTATGGGTTTAAGTTTATGAGGACGTTCTATTGATGGATCTGTATGTAGTAGTACTACAAGACAATCACAATTTTTACTCATTTCACTAAACATTTCAATATACCCTGGGTGTATTACGTCAAAATTACCTGCTATAACTCCTTTAATCATTTTTCCAAAAGACTTGTAAAATTATTATTACTGTTGCTAATATTAGAATTACTCCAGTTTTTAGGTTTACCCCTTCTTTCATAAAAACATATGTAAGTATTGTAAAACTAAATATTCCTGTTGCAAATCCGGTTAGCCTTGAAGGCCATAACTGACCATTAAATGCTTCCACAACATATGTGGTACCGTAAATATATGCTAGACCTACTGGGATACCCATAACTCCTGCTACTGTGATAGGATGGTTCTTTACCCACTCACTTAAAAATTGACCGTTAGTTTGAAACCAAGATAGTGATTGAGCTAAAAAAAACAAACCAGCTCCAATAAGAAAACTTTTTACATTCATACTTTTGTTGTTAAACCCCTGAAATTTTCTAACCAAGCCTCAGTATTTTTAGTTATACCTTCAATTTTGTCTTGATCTAGTAAATGTAAAAATCCTCCTACCTGTAAATCTGGTATAGTCTGAGTTATTACATCATTTACGTGTTGTTTTTCTCCTTCATCTAAGGCAGTGTTATGTAAATCCATCAATTCAAAATTAGTTTCTACTTTATCCCAATTGTGAATTATTTTAGCGAATATTTTTTTACCTTCTAGCTTCTCTTCTGCTACAGAGTAAATATAATCTAGGTTAGATACTTCAGTAAGTAGTTTAGGAAATTCAGATACTATTGTTTTAATCCCTAATCCTTTTACACCTGGTAGGTTATCTGAATTATCTCCTGTTAAAGCCTTAACAATATTATAGTTTTGTGGTAAAACTTTTAATTCCTCAAATATATTGTCCTTAGTAAACGTTTTTTTCTTTATTGGAGCATATACTTCAATGGTATCGTCTACAAGTTGTAAAAAATCTTTATCTGATGAAACTATAGTGCATTTCTTAACCTTTGATACAGAAGCTTTTTTTGCTAACCAAGCTATAATATCATCTGCCTCTAATTTTTCTAACATTATCTGTTGCATTGGCAAACACTCTATGTAGTCTTGAGTCCTAAACAATTGATTTATTAGTGCTTCAGTTTCTTCTTCTTTAGTATCATATAAACCCCAATGGGTAATTCTAGAAGTAGCACGTTGAGCTTTATAATTAGGATTGATATTCTGTCTGTTACCAGATCCTCCTTTTCCATCCCATACTACAACCACTCTTGTAGGGTCAAATATACGTGTTACGTATCCTAATGAACGCATGAAGCCCACCAGGCCTCCTATATGGGTACCTGATGGATTCATTGCTTTGAGCAGTGAAAAACTACGAATTAACATATTCATAGCATCAATGACCAAGATATGGTCATTCAAAGCTCGGGGTGGGGTCTCTTTAAGATTACTTAAAATATCGTCGTATGCCATTAATCGAGTAAGTTAGGAGCTATTGGCGTCTCTTCTAAGTCTCCTTCTTCGATTAAATCAAAGTCTAAACTTCCTACTAATTTTAACCAGTGTTCTTTATGAACATCTCTATACTTATCAATTTCACGTTTATCGTCTGGTATAAATCCATGTGCAGTCATCACAACTCTACCTCTAGATTGAACTCCGCCAATATGATTCTTTTCTATTTGAACATTAGTACGTTTAGCAAACTCTACTTGCATACCATTTTTGATAGCCTTAATTTTAGATGTACCAGGATTAGTAATATTACCAAATGTAACTACTAATGTTGCATCATACCACATAGACATACCTCCTTTATTTTGAAGTTTAGGTTGTCCCATTGGATGCTCAGGTTTCTGAGTCCATACTTTATTAATAGCTACTAACGTGTTAGTATAAGGTGAATTTTCTTTTCTAGATAAAAGAATCTTTTGATTAAGGTTATTACCGAATTGAGTAGACATTGCCCCTGCATTCCATTCATTATTGTTCTTATTAGAACGTACTGATAAGTCACATGGTACTGAACCTATACTATCCCAGAAGAAACACATATCATAAGGTAAGTTACCTTTAGCCTGTTCATCCATTAAGTCAGCAATATAAACTGCTACCTCTTCAATAGTATTTAAAGAACCTCTATCAGCGTATAAGAAATGACCTTCATAGTCAACTACTGTGCCGTTAGCGTCTTTAACTTCATCAAACTCTAATCCCATCTCTCTAGCATGATCCCAAGACCACTTCATCTCAGTCACAATAAAGACTGGGAGAATACCCATTTTTTGGGCATTCACCGCTGCTTCTAGTAGGGCAGTTGTCTTGCCCGTATCACTATGTCCACGCAATAGAGTGATGTGTCCGGTTGGAATACCGGGTAAAGATGTTATATCTTGAAAAGCTTGAGATAAAGGTATCCAACCTTGCTCTTTGAACTTTACAGAAGCGGTTGAAAAACCTTTCTTCTTTTTAAAATTACCTAAATTAAACGACTTACGTACTGCTTCAGTCGCTTTTGCTTGAGTTTCTGCTTTCTTTTTTGCCATTATTCGTTAAATAAGTCATCAAATTCACTAACCTTGTCTTTATTGCCAGCGGTAGCTGTTTCTAAAGTAAAGTCAGTCTTTGGAGGACTTGTGCTTTCTGGCGTAGTAGTTCCTGTAGCTGTGGTAGTTTGTTGTTCTTCACTACCAGGGTTAAGGTAACCTTGTAATTGTTTCTTGATAAAGTCATAATCGTACTGAGTAAATACTTCAGATGGATTAGGTTGTTTCTTTAACCATGAATCAACTTGATCGTTATTATCCGATAAAGGAGTTTGTCTTGGTTTAATTCTTACAGAAGTTTCAGGGTAAGGATTACCTTGTTGTTGTTCTACAACTAAATCCCATCCATTAATAACGTCTGTGTAGTCACCTACATCCTCGTCTTCTGCTAAAGCAAGTAATGCTTTATAAATGGTTACACCGAATCCCCATAATCTAACACCTTTATCTTCTTCTCCTCTTACTACTACAGGAGCAAAGATTCTAGTCTTAGGATTAAGTTTACCTGATAATGACCAGTTGTCTTTATCGTTCGTTTTTCTAAGTTCTTTAACGAACTCTTCAATCGGATCTTGCTTACCAAAGTTTGATAAAGCAATCATCGGGTATTTCCCAATGCCGTAATGAAACTTCAATTCTTTAAACGGAAATGCAGGATCATACACAGAAGGTACAATTCTTAATGTCTGTTTACCGATTGATGGTTTCCAAAAAATCTCTGAATAGTCAGTCTTTTCTTTCTGCTGACCGTTGTTGTTTAAAGAGTCTAATTTAGCTCTAATTGCGTTTATATCCATAACTGATTAAAAATTTATTATTATATAATATAGAAAACTTTCCTTAATCTACCAACCTTTAAGATGGTAAATTCATAATATTGGGTTTTTCTGAAGTATATCTACCAGCTTTTTTGGTACACCTAACACATACTTCTGGAAAGTCAAGGTTACCAACCTTTCTTCTGAATTCATTACTATGTTTCTTATTGTAAATCTCTAACAAAGTATTTTCTTCAACATTACCTAATATGTAATTTTCGTGTAAACTTACGTCAGACCTAAGGTTACAACATGGCATTACACTGCCATTAAAGTCTATACCAATAAAGTGTACTGGTTCGTAACATGGAAAGTCTCTTTCAAACTTTTTATGTACACTCAATGCACCTCCTCTGTAATTAATTTTTCCTAATCTCATATTTCTTACAAGTAACGGTTTAGAAGTCCTTTTTACAGGTCCTAATTCATCTTTAGATAACTTAAAATCGTAATCCATTACTGTAAGTTCATCTACATCTACTCCTTCATAACTGTAGTCACCGTTTGTATTTGCAACTATTTTTACTTTTGGTAAATGTTTACGTATATATGCAATCCTGCTATCTAGAATGTCTCTAAATGCTAAAGGTTCACAATACCTACTTAATGAAATATAGTTACTATAGTCGTAAGAAACAAGTTCTTTAATAATTTTTTTAAAAACACTTAATGGAAGTATTTTATTATCGGATAATCTATCTACGTAGTGGTTTGGGCAAAAGGTACAGGTCCTATTGCAGTACGAAAAAAGCTCTATTTCCACTAATCTTATTTGGGAAAACAAAAGACTTAATTTAACTCAATTATCTTGAAAAGTTTGGTGTTTACTCTTTTAAGTTCTGGGCCTTTAGTAAGTAGTACACAGTTTCTGTAGTCTAACCAATTAACACGGTAAGATGTGTCTAGTGTACCATTGTTTAACTGCTTGATAAGAGTGTTAAGTGCGTTTATCGTATATAAGGTATTCGATTCTTTTTTACGGTGCACTAAAATAGTGTTGTTTAAAAAAGTCCCTACATTACCAAAATCTACATTATAAGTACAGATGTACTCATCCTGACTCTTGGAGTAAAGGACAAAAATTTTATTGTATATAATTTTGTACCTTTCTTGTATCTCCTGTAAAGTACTTTCTAACGTATCTTCAGTAGCAAAGGTACAGAATAGTTTGTTGCTCATATCTTCATTGAAATATATTGGCTCAATATCATAGTCAAACTGAACCTCTGTAACTGTATCATTCATTTTATAAATATCATTTTGTTTTATAAACACAAGTCATTAGAGTATTTAAATTTTATTGGGTATTTACCACCGCTTTCTAAAATTACCTTTAATTCCTCTAATGTTTCTTTTCCATCTTTTTTGTGAAAGTCAAATAGTAGTGCATCATAAGTATACAACACTAATTTTGTTTCTTTATTCTTTAGGTAACCTAGTACATCTTTTAATATAAGTACATTTCTTGAGGTCTCCAGAGATTGCATGATATAATTCATTAATTTCTGAGGATGCATATCTTTTAGAGATTTACTAAACGGTTTTCCACTAATAGGTGCCAAGACTTTTCCGTCTTTTTCAAATTTTTTCCATAACTCATCGATAAAAGCCTCAATTTTTGTGAACACCTCAAGGTGAGCCCACTTTTCGGGTATTTTTCCATAAATTGCGTGAAAGTTAATTTGTTTTGCTTTATCGTATTCATCTTCTGTGATATTTTCTTTGCCAAAATATTGTTTTGCTAGTTGAGTATGAGCTGATTCGCTTGATAACTCATAATTAATCTGTTCAGAAAGTAACCTAAGGTGATAACCATCAAAATCCAACTCAACAAAATAATCACCGGTCGGACGGAAACATTTCCTGTGTTGTTCGCTCTTAGGAATAGCAGCGAAGTTAACGCTATTAAAAGCATTAGTGGGTCTAGATGTAACATTGTATAAATTATAAGATGTTAGTACTGTATTATTGTGTGTGTTGTAGAGTGGGTTACGGGGTTTGAATATTTCATTAAATTCTTCGTAGTAGATACCCAAACCTGCTTGTTCGATCAAAAAGAACACATTTGTAGCTGTATTATTGTATAATTCAAAACCTTCTGGTAATTTATATTCAATTACTTTTTTAACCTGTTCGTAAACTTTTTCACACCCTTCGTATAGTTTAGAAATAGGTATTAACTTATTAATAAACTTTAAGTCACTAAATTTATTATAAATATTGTTTGTAAAATTGTTTTCTCTTGTATACTCCAACTTTTGGTATTTAGTCATAGAGTATAATAACGATAGATCTATTGCTCCCTGTATATTAAAGTAATAGAGTAAGTTTTTCTTATCTAATGTATATAGTTTGGTTGCTTTAGAAAGAATGCGAGAGATACGTTCTCTCGTAGTATTAAGTCCTTCGTCATGATCTATAGGAATAATATATCCATGTTCTGAGCCTATTAACCTTATATAGACTGCGACTATAGAAGTAAGTTTTGGATGGTACAGATTACTGGTAGGTATAACATCAACGTATACACCTAATTTCACTAATTTTTCTAAACTTAAAAGTTTACTTTCTTCTTCTACAATATAAAACACTTATATAACCTTTTTATTAATATAAAAAGAAATTATTGAACTACAAACTGTGCGTAGTTAGAAAGTTGTTGAGATTTTATACCCGGTAGTAATTTTTCGGCTTTATTGGCTACATCTTCGTTTTTAGCTTTTAGACCAGGGTACATATATCCGTTAATTATTTCGTTTTCAGGATTACCTTTTATGTACCACTGTACTTTGAGTGTCTTTCTATATAACTTCTTTTCTTTCTGTACTTTAAGATAAGAAACTTTATCTAATTCTACAACTTTACCATCTCTAGTGTCTCTTGCAAAATACCTTACCATGTTTCCTTTAGAGTAGTCGTTTGAAGAAGGAGACACATGTACGTTTCTAAACACTTCATCTTCACTAACAGTTCCTTCAGGTACAAATGTAAGTGGTTTAGAATTAGGTGTTATAGATGTACCTTTAAAAAAATTACCTTTAAAGTCTCTTACAAAACTACCTGCAAATTTGAGACCAGTAGAAGGGTCTTTAAGAAAACCTTTGAGCTTTCCTCCTACAAGTTGTTTTATTTTAGGTAAGTATGCCATTTTATAAGTTATCTAATTCAAAAAATTGTGTTGTAATTTCAGTAGTCCATTTATTTTGTGAGTCTATCTTTTGTCCAAGTCCAGTGATTACATAACCGTACTTATCGTACTTAGGTAGTAAAACTCCTTTATTCACCTTAAATACTTGTCCTATTTTCATACCTGAAATGCCTTTCATAGTTATTGAAAGCTCTACTGGTATTGGAATTTCATGTCTTACTCCTTTATTATCTTTTTTATTAGCTTGTGCAAGTTCATAAAAATTTAAATTTATCTTCCTAAGTTGTAGTTGTAAGTCCAACTCAGTTTGTGCATCGAACTCTGGTGTTTTACCTTCGGGACCTTTTATCTTTTCAAAGAAATTGTATATACGTTGTGCTAAATCCTCGTTAGCTTCAAAGAACTTTGTAATACTACCACCATAAGGGTAAGTTGTAATATCTTCAGGTTCTGCTTTTCCTTTAGTTTTTTGTTTTCTCAGCTTTTCCGCATCTTTTTCGGATTGTTCTGTGGTGTTGTTTGGGTTACCAGTTTTAGTTGGGACAAACCTGTCCACTGAGCCTGCATTCCAACTTCGAATTGCTCTAACATTGTCTTTATAGTCGTCTATAGTTCCTTGAGCTGCAATTGATATTTGAGCTGCAGTTGCAGTACTTAATCTACTCTGTATTGATATCTCTTCTACTGTGGAACTTAATCCTGAAATGTTTATTTTTGGTATTTTTGTTATTTTACCAACACCGTGTAAATCTACAACTTCATACTTATTAATAGTTTCGTTATAAAATAAAGAAAGCTTACAAACATCACTCAGAGAGGTGTTTATTGTTTTTAATAATGCATTTAAAAAATCTATAAAAGTATCACTGTCTACATTATTTTTATCGTATACTTTATCAGCTAATGTTAGTAAAGTCTTTGTAGAAATAAAAATATTTAAGATTTCATTCTTACCATTTTCATCTGAACTAAAGTTTCTACCCTTCATAGCATATTCCTCCATTTGGACATCTGCTCCAAAGGCAGTCATACCGTATGATGCACTTCCTTGTGGTTGTTCTATTACAGGAGCTGCTTTTGGTAAATGAACATTGGAAGGTGATACTGAAAAGTGTTTGTCATATGTTCTAAACTTGTTACCAAACTCTAATGCAAATGAAATAATAGGGTCTCTTCTATTTATATCACTTACTTCATATATTGACGCATACTTATTGAACATATCTAATACAAACCTCAATGGTATATAGGAAAGTCTTTGTGTACTTAAAGCAACTGTTCCTGAGTCCTCTGCTCCTTTTACATTAGACGTAAGATTGGCATAAATAAACTTACACTGGTCAAGTGTATCAAGGTCTGTAAAAAATTCTATTTGTTCACCATTCTCCGCACATTCTAGTAATATGTCGTTAAGTGTGTATTGTTTGTTTTCTTCAGTAGTAGAGGGTACAAAATCAGTTATTGCTTGAAATATGGTATGAAAGATACTCTTATGTTTAGGTGCAGAAGTTTCTACAGGATCTACTGTTTTAGTAATTTTAGCACTACTACTTGTTGCTCCACCTTTTATACTGTCTAAAATAACTCCTTTGGAAACAACCTTCATACTACAATCAAACCCACCGTCTAGTCTGTAACTGTAACTAAAGTTGGAAACGTACCCGAAGAAACCATCATAGTTACCATCACATTCTATTCTTTTTTGTTCAATTTTTTTCTCTACCTCTTCTATTTTTTGTGCTTTAAATAAAAAGTCTTCACTTAATGCACTTTTGCCGTTGCCGAATTTTTCTAACTCACCTGAGTTACTGACAAATAACGAATGTCCAAATTCTATAACACAGGTAAAACCGGGTCTTAAGTATAGCTTTTCAGCTAGTTCTAAATCGTCTAATGTCCACACAGTAAATGTAACGTCTGCTTGTCTAAGAGTTCCATATGGATTATATGTCTGTAAACTAAACGATGTTATACCAGGCATTGGTCTTATACCTAAACCATAATCTTTATTTTCGTCAACGTTTGCATAGTTATTATAGGCATTTTGTGATTTTTCAAATGAAGTACCTTTTTCAAAGTTTATACCTTGTCTGATAGTACCAAAATTATTTTTCTCAGCTTGAGCTTGGCTCATAGTAGAACCTCCATGAAGAATAAACCTTTGAGCTGGACCAGAATAAGTTTTTTTCCCATCTCTAGAAAGAATATTACTACCGGAACTAACCTTTACCCAACCTGCATTTTGATTGAGAACAGATAAGTCAGTAATGGTTTTTCTTTTTCTACTAAAATATTCTTCTCTTTGGAGTAACTGTTGTATGGTTGTATTACTAACACCTGAAAAGATTGTTTCTCCTGCTTTGTTTAATGCCATTATCTTTTCTCATTTACTTCGTTATATAGGTCAATGGCTTTGCTTGGGCTAGCTGGTATACGTAATTGTATTCCTTGTTCAACGGCTAAACTGTCTGTCTTTGAATTATTAGCACTAGCTATAATCCACCATAACCTACTATCTTGATAAAACCTTTGTGCTAATGTATCGTATCTATCCGTACCTGTTGTAATGACGTAAATATCATCTTCAGTAGCAGGTATAGATGGATAGATAGGGTTGGTGTAGTACCTTACACCCTCATCATTAACTAATATGTCTGTATTTCTATATCTCATTGATTTCCTATTTCAAAAGCACTGTCTGGTAGATCATCTATATTAACGTACTCACCTTGATCAAAGGGTCCACCAAAAGAACCTTGACCTACTTCAACCGTACCTACAGTTTTCTTAGGTATAGTAAATTTACTTACCGTAGGTAACTGGGTGGGAAGAGGTGCAAGTCCTGCAGGTGTTAGTGCATTAACTGATTTACCTGCAGCTTTTGTTAGGTTACCTCCAAAATAAGATTCTCCTTCGTTGAAATTCAAATCTGATTTAACATTAAAGTCATGTATTGGAGTAAATTTAACTGTTACGTCTAGTATATGAGGCACTCTTTTCAGTGGACTGTCTAAGGTGGTAAAATCTTTTTCCCAAGGATAACTTGTATTCCATGATAGGTCTACACCAGAGATAAAACCGTTTTGTCTGTGGAGTAAATCCCCTATGTTTACCCTAGTTAGCGTTCCTCTCATAAAATTTCCTTGTTTGGAGTAACTAGGTGCAGTAGCACCTGCTAACATATTTAATTTTCTGTAAACAGGTTTAATGTCGTCTTTATTAAAAGCTGCAACCTTAAAACCAAAGTTAATATCTCTACCAAACCCTGTATAAGAATAGAATTGTTCTGCTCTTCCAACGTACTGTGTACCTGACCATGTACCTTGATAACTGTCAGAATAAGAATCTAAAAATGCATTAAAAAATAAACTTTGACTTTTGTCAGGAGTAATAACGTGAAAACTAAAAGGTATAAATTGTAAATCAAAAAGATCTTTTAGTTCTGTTTCATCTTCTAATGTATTATCTATAGTTGTACTTTCAAAAAAGTCTGATCCAGCTATAGTGTTGTTACCTGCACCAAATTTACCAGCTAAAGTATTTTTAATTGTGTATGCTTTACCATCTGGTGCTATAATTGAATTTAGTCTAGTGTTACCAGTTCTATTTACTGTTTTAAAATCAACTAACGCTCCTGTAGGAGCTTTTTTATCTCTTATTCCTTGTACTGCATTGTATAGATCTTCATAGAAACCTAATTTATCGCCTTCAAATGCAATAGTATTACCTGTGCTATCTTTTCCTAAACCACTTAAAGGGTTACTTACTTTACCTAAAGAAGCATTTAATCTACTTTTTAAAGAAGCTACAGGGTTTTTTACTCCATCGACTAAATTTCTAGCTTTAGATGCTAATTTATTGAAGTCTCCTGTATCACCGGTATTGTCACCAGAAAAGTAATTATTTTCGTCATCTTCATCAAATCTTAAAAAACTAGATTTATCTTTTAGCTCACTTTCTATATTACCACTTCCTTCAGGATCAAAACCAAGTTTACCTTCAAAACTAGTAGTGTTTACGTTAATAGTATTTTTTAAGAATCTTTTAAATAGTTGTTTTGCAACTCCTCCTGTTCCTCCTACGTCATCTAGATAAAATCTACCAGATGTATTGTTAATAAAGTGAGTACCTGTACCGTTTACTGGTATTTGTTTTGCTACATTAGCAGTAAATCCTACATTACCTAATATAGTACTTAAAGCTCTACGACCAACGTTACGTAGTATGTCACCTACAGCAGTACCACCTTCTGCTTTTTTGTAAAGTTGTTGTTGGGATTGTTGGAGTATAGCGTAGTTAGCCTGAAATTTAGCTCCTGAAGCTGTCCCTAAAAATTTAGTAAACCTTTCTAGATCAGTTGCTCTAGAAGTTACAGGGTTATAGTTGAAGTTAAAAGGCTTTTGTATGAGAGTGTTAGGACTTGGATTCCTAGCATTGACATTATCACTGCCATTAGTATCAAACCTTACTCTTTGGGATCTTACGTCGTCTCGTATAGCCATTTAACATAATTTATTTTTTAATAATACTAAATTAAGTCTTGTCTATCTTGGTACTTTGCTGCTGGATCTGCTCCATAAAGAGAAGATATTCCACCATTTCGAGATAATGTAGATGTTGGTGTATTATTCAAACCTAAAGCATTATTTTTACTAGGAACGTTAAAAGTATTAGCATAAGTTTGTCCTATTGCTGAATTACCTTGGCTATCTAAATCATTTAAAGATACGGTGTTGTGTAAATCAGAACTATCTTGTTGTACAAACCCAGGTTTATCTGCGTTAGTCACATCTTTGCTGTACCCGTAATCAGAAATGAACGATTTATCGTTTATAGCTACTTTAGGATCTTTTTTTATTTCTGCCATGATTAGTTATTTTAATATAAATAGTGTTTAAGAAGGTAAATTATTAGATGCTGCAAAGATAGATTGACCAGCTTTATACCCGTCAATATATACATCTCCTTGGATGTTTGAAACTTCAGCAATTAATTGTCTTAAAAGAGCATTAGTTTCTTCACCAAATTGTGTACCACC